AAATCCACAAGCATTACATCACGTTTATGAATGGTATCAAACTGGAAGTCCTCAAGCAAGACTTTTTGATTTAGATTATACAGTTAGCAATTTAGGATTAAGCATTAAGTCCACATTTAGACAATCTAAAAGTCTTCAGGAAGACTCTAATACACCATTTTATAATAAAGCAAAAATTATGGAAGAAGGAATTCCAGTAACTATAACACCTAAAAAATCATCAGTGTTGGTATTTACTGAAGGTGGAAAAACCGTATTTACAAAAAGATCGGTGACTGTTAGAAATCCTGGAGGAGAATATGTTCAAGGATCTTTTGAAAACATTATGGATGAATTTATGCTAAGATATTTTAAACAATCATTTCTTAGGGCTAGTGGCATTTATGACTATATTAGTAGACCCACAGTATTTAAGAAAAATGTTAAAGCAGGTTCCAGATTAGGAAGATCTAAGGGAATTGATACTGGGTATAAATGGATTATTAATGCAAAGATTGGTGTAGAATAGTCCTATGGCTTCTAATGTTAATTTAAATACTGGCTTTCCCCCAACTTTTCTTAATGCTTTTGTAAATAGTGAGCTTCAAGAGTTTGGATTGGTTCCGGATGGGCCTAACCCATTCCAACCATTTTTCCCTGCACAAAGTCCAATAAATATAGAAGACATTTATAACGATAGTGTATATATTAGAAATAACCCTAACGCCACTGTAATTATGTTTGATAGATTAATTAGATTTAGACCAAACGCTTTCTATAGGCACAAGCGTGAGCAACTAGTATATTTTATATATGCCCCAGATCTTAGTAACCTTTTTGATGTAACTCGTGTAATTATTGAGTGCCTCGATAGAGAAGACTCTTCAGCCCAAGATATGAATTCCTGGATTGCATCAAATGATATTTTAGATGAATCTGGCAATGTTATTACCCCCAACGTATATTTTCACAATACCAAGGTTTACCAAGCAGATGAGTCAAGAGATATAGCAGAATTGGCCTCAGCTAGGACACTATTCCTTAATAAGCTAGTTATTGAGTATGACTACCACACTACAGATGCGGTCAGCGCTAGATATACATAAAATGGTGTTATAATTAGTTTGAGGAAACAAGCGCCAAAACTTAATATCTATTTTTACAGAAAGAGGTGAATAAATGGCATATAGTCGTGGAACATCATCCAACATTATCGTTGGTGCAGCAGCACTTTTTGTTGCAGATACAACCCTAACTCCAAATACATTGGAGTCTTTTAGCACTGAAGTATCATTCAGAGAAACACTCTCAGATGATGCAACATATACTAACGTAGGTTACACCATGAACGGTCTAGAAATGCAGTTCCAACCAGACTTCGGTGAAGTTCAGGTTGACCAAATTCTTGACGTTGCTAAGCTTTATAAGCAAGGTATGCAAGTTAATCTTGCAACTGCCTTTGCTGAAGCTACCCTTGAGAACCTTCTCTTGGCTCTAGCATTTAGCGATACTGAAATGACTGGATCCGTCAACACTCACACAGGCAAGTCTTTGAACTTATCTGCAGGAGATATCGGTGAATGTCCAGTAGAGCGTGGAATTGTTGCAGTAGGACCTGGAACAGGTGATTGCGTAGATTCTCCATTTGTGGAGCGTGTCTACACAGCATACCGTGCTTTGTCAATTGAAAACGTAACAGTTTCAGCAAAGCGTGATGAGGCTTCAATGTTTGAAGTATCATTCCGTTTGCTACCAGAGGATACTTCAGGATCATACGGTAAGATCGTTGACCGCACATTCGGAGACCTTCTATCATAATAGTTTAACTATACTTCACAGCCCATGTCTTCGGATGTGGGCTTTGTTGTTTTATGGTAGAATTGAATTTCTATGGCAACTACAATATATAAAAGTGAAATAATTCAATTATTAGATGGAACTAGTGTAGAAATTGTGCCATTAAAAATTAAATATCTTCGTGAATTTATGAAAGCATTTGAAAATGTAAAAATAACTAAAAATGATGATGAAGCAATTGCAGCATTAGTAGAATGCGTAAGGGTTTGTATGAAACAATACTATCCATCAATATCGGGCAGCGTTGAGGATATTGAAGAAAATATTGATATGCCAACAGTCTATTCAGTTTTAGATATTTCCGCTGGCATAAGAATTAATAAAAAATCTGAAGAGCCAGTAAAAACCCAAGCAGTAGAAAGTGGTTCTACCTGGGAAGATCTTGATCTTGCTAAGTTAGAGTCAGAGGTATTTTTGCTGGGTATATGGAAAGACTACCAAGAGTTAGAGTTATCACTATCTATGCCAGAGCTAATGGCAACACTAGAAGTTAGTAGAGAATTAGATTATGCTGAAAAAAAGTTTATGGCTGCTATTCAGGGTGTTGACCTAGATAAACAGTCGGGGAAAAGCAAGGGACAACAAGAATGGGAAGATATGAAAGCTAGAGTATTTAGTAAAGGGCAAACTAGTGATTCAAATGATATATTATCTTTACAAGGACCAAAAGCTCAAAAGCTTGGGTTTGGTATAGGTATGGGATTAGATTACGAAAATCTAACACAGTAAGCGCTTTATGCTATAATTAACATAGCCTATATAGGAGGATACACAATGGCAACAGCAATACATGAGGGTGAAGAACTTGTTCTCATGGATGGCACAAAGATTAAGGTTCGTCCACTTAAAATTTCTTTGCTCCGTCCATTTATGAAAAAGTTCGAGCAAGTAGCGGGGGTAGCAGAAGATAATGAAAAGTCAATGACTCTTCTTATTGAATGTGTTCAAATTGCTATGGAACAATACAGCCCAGAACTGTCAAAAGACATAAATAAACTAGAAGAGGTTTTAGACCTTCCAACAGTTTACAAAGTTATTGAGGCAGCCTCTGGAGTTAAACTATCAGATGCAAATGCTCTTTTAAATACAGTGCTTGCAAACAATTAAGTAATACAAGAGGTGTAAATGAATGGCTGATGTAAATGCTAATATTGGCGTCCATATTGATACGTCAGCAGCCCTGGCAGAACTCAAAAATTTACAGCGCCAATTAGCGACCTTTCATTCATCTGTAGCTAAAAGTAGTGCAGCTTCTGCAGCAGCACAAAAAAATTTACAGACAAACCTTTTAAACTCCATCAATGCTACGGGCAAATTTTCTGCTCAGATGGGGAATGTAAGAACTTCAACGGAGTCATTTACTCACGCATTAGAGACAAATAAACTTTCTATGCGTGAGTATTTCCGTTATGCAGGCGGATCTACTAGAACATTTGGAAGACTATTTAAACAAGAATTTGACACAATTGGCAAGGTAGCACAAGAGCGTGTAAAAACAATGCAGACTCAATATATTAAAATGGGTCGTGACGCATCTGGTGCAATGAAGGCTATGTCCATAAGACCAACTACTTTGAATATGAACGACTATGCTACCAAAACAGCAATAGCAGCACAAAAACAAGCATTACTAAATCAATTATTAAAACAAGGATCCACTAATCTTTTAAATTTTGGTAAAAATACACAATGGGCTGGTCGCCAACTTATGGTTGGTTTTACAGTTCCTCTTGCATACTTTGGATCTATGGCAGCAAAAACATTTATGGATCTTGAAAAACAGGCTATTAGATTTAGGCGTGTTTATGGAGATGTATTTACAGCTACTGAAGAAACAGATAAAGCTTTAGCAGATATACAAAAACTTGCTGAAGAGTTTACAAAGTATGGTGTTGCAATTGCTGATACTATGGAAATGGCAGCAGATGCTGCTGCAATGGGTAAAACTGGGGCAGAACTTACAGCACAAGTAGCACAAGCAACTCGTCTTGCAGTTCTTGGCGGAGTAGAACAATCTCAGGCACTAGAAACAACAATATCTGTTACAAACGCTTTTGGTGTTGCAACAGAAGACTTAGCAAGTAAAATTAACTTTCTTAACGCAGTTGAAAACCAAAGCGTTGTATCTATTGAAGATTTAACAATTGCGATTCCTAAAGCAGGTCCAGTTGTAAAGCAACTTGGCGGAAGCGTTGAAGACTTAGCGTTTTTCTTAACTGCTATGAAAGAGGGCGGTATAAATGCATCAGAAGGAGCTAACGCACTTAAGTCTGGACTTGCAGCATTAATTAATCCAACAGGCAAGGCAGTTGACATGCTTGCAGGATTTGGTGTTAACATTAATGCAATTGTAGAAGGAAACATGGGGAATGTTAGAGAAACAGTTATAGATTTTGCTCAAGCATTAGATACCTTAGACCCATTAAACCGTGCTAGAGCTATTGAACAACTATTTGGTAAATTTCAATTTTCACGTTTGTCAACTTTATTTCAAAACGTAACAAAAGATGGAACCCAGGCTTCTAAAGTATTAGATCTTGCAGGAGCATCAGTTGAAGAACTTGCAATTATGTCTGAACGAGAGCTTGGTGTTTTAGAAGATGCAATTGGCACAGACTTTAAAGAGTCTATGGAACAATTAAAACTTGCCATAGCCCCAATAGGAAAAGAATTTTTAAAGGCAGTTACCCCAATTGCAAAAGCAATTGGAGGATTTTTAGAAAAATTTAATGATCTTGGTGATGGAACTAAAAAGTTTATTGTTATAGCAACTACTCTTGTTGGTGTGATTGGTCCAGTGCTATTAATGACATTTGGTTTGCTTGCTAACGGTGTTGCAAATATAATTAAACTGTTTATAACAATGAGGTCTGGATTTTTAAGAGCTGGTGCAAATAGCAATATCCTTGCACAACAAACTAGTTATTTAAATACCGAACAGCTAGAAGCAGCATCTGTTGCAGCTTCTTTAAATCAGGCGCATACAAAACTAACTCAATCTTTTACTATAGAAACATCTGCAATAAAATTATTACGTCAAGCATATATTGATGCCACCATAGCAGCAACAAATTTTGCCAGAGCAAATCCAGGTATGATGATGCCAGGAAGAAAAGGGGCAGTTCCAAAGAAGTTTGCAACAGGAACAACTGGAATTCCAGGTCCAAGGGGCGCAGGAGATATTGTCCCAATTTTAGGTGCTCCTGGAGAAGCAATTATTCCTAGTAAAACAGCGCAGGACCCAAGATTTAAACCAATAATTGAGGCACTTGTCAATGGCACATTGCGAGGATTTGATAAAGGAACTGTAGATCTTCAACCAATAACAAATTCTCCAGTTTCTGCAAGAAAAACAAAAGCATTAAAGCGTTATATGGATATGAAGTATGGTGGTCAACTTGGTGTAGATACCGAAGCAATGAGTAAATATAAAACACGAAGATCTGAATACCATGCAGTTTTAGATAGAATTCAGTATGATGAAAAAAGCAAAAAATATGTTTTTTACGATAAACAAGGAAATATAAAATCTACCTTTGATGAAAAACAGTTAAAGCATAACATAGCGTATGCCTTTAAAGAAGTTCCAAATTCACAGGGACAAATAACCAATAGGCCTATAGCCCCAAATGTTTTTGAACGTTTTATTGGTCGTGTTGGACAGTCAGGAAGCGGTGCTCCAAAACCTGTAAGAGTTTTAAGGCAGGCCAACAATCAAAGAACTGCCGGACTTGGATTAAACAGAGAAAGTCTTGCTCTTCAAAAAGAATTAACCAGACAAGGTTTAACACCAGGTGAAATTGGAAAGTTTATGGGCAAGAGAGCAGAGTCCCATATATTTAACCCATTAGATCCAAAAACAAAATGGCAAAGTGGACTTACAATTTCTGATCATGAAGGAATTAACCAATACCTAAATCGTGCTGGTGAAAAATCTGTTGGAAAATTAATTAATAATGATAAATTATTAAAAGAATTAGGCTATACAGATAGAGATATTAAAGAATTAAAGAAATCTTATTCTTTTGCACAAAGAAAACAACAACCAATAAATGCAACACAATTTGGGCATTTAGCAAAAATTGCAGAGCTTGAAGTTAAAGCACACAACTCAGGAAAAGTAAAAAATCCAAAAATTTATCAAGCAAAAGGAATTCTTGGTGTTGCATCATTAAGAACTCCAGGAATTTGGCAAGAAATGCGAAAGAGCATTATAAAGCTTGGAGAAAAGCCCCGTCTTATAAATCAAAGAGAACAAGCACGTCTTGAAAAAGTAGCTGTTAAGCCAGGTCAAAAACCTAAAGATGTTAAAACTGGAAGAGGAGTTAATCCAAGCACAACTCCTTTAACAAAAACAGACAAGGCCGCAATTCCTAGTGGACAAAAGCTAAGCCATTCTAGAGGTATTCTGCTTGGTCGTGGAAGATTTGTTCCACCATTAGGAGCTACTGCAGAATTTGGATATAGCGCTAATCAAAGAATGCCTGGAATGCAAATGCCACCAGGCATGGCTATGTCAACAATAGAAAAAGATTTTAAGGCTCAACAAAACTCTTTAAGACGACAAATTGAGTTAGTTGAAAAAAGAAGACTTAAAGCACTAAAAGAAGAACTAAAAATAATTGAGGATAAAAATAAAACTGCTAAACAATCAGCTCCACTAACTAAGAAACAATTAGACCAGCAAAAACGTGAAGTAAGATCACAAAGAGTTGGCAGGATAGCGGGTCCAGTTGCTGGAATTGCTGGAATTGGAGCTATGGCAGGATTCATGACTGGCAATACTGGAGTGGGTAGTGCAATGATGGGAGTTTCTGCACTTGCAACAATAGCCCCAATGCTTACAAACCCTATCGGAATAGCTGTTGCTGCAGCAGCCACTCTTGCTGGAGGATTTTTCTTATTAAATAAAAGAATGGACGATGCTACAAAGAAACAGGTAGCATATGTAAACTCTGTAACAGCAAGCACTAAAAAAATGCAACAAGTTGGTGAATTGACTAAAGAAATTGGAGCATCACAAATTGCACAAGAACAGAGAGAGACTGGTGCAAGAACTAATGAATTTAGAACCGGATTTGACCGTGAAGATAACCAGTTTGGAACCACCTTCTTATCATCTGAAATTGGAAAAGAAATATTTAAAGGATTTAATGATAGTGTAGCAAAAGACGGTCCAAAAGCTGCTAAATTATTAGCAACACAGCTTGCTGCTTATATTTCTGATGGAGTAATGTCAGCAGAACAAGCAAACAGTGTAGCAAGAGCAATTGGAATTAATCTTAAAGATATGTCACTTTATACAAATATTAGTGGAGATCTTAGAGAGCTTATTGGTCCAGATGGACAAGACCTATTAACAAATCCGCTTAAAGTAAGATTAAGCATTATTTCTTCACAAGAGGACATGATTGATGAAGTAAAAAATAAAATGAAATCTGCAACATCGGATGAGTTTGTTTCTCAAGTAGCAGTTATAAATGCAAAAAATTTAGAAATTGTTTTAGCGCAAAGAGATGCTCAATATCAAAGCAATCAAGCAATTATTGATGGTTTACAAAAACAAAAAGCGGCAACCACAGATAAAGCAAAACAATTACAATTAGAGAATCAAATTGTTGCTGCAAAAGCAAAACAAAAGTCAGAAGACCAAACTCTTGCAGCAAAATCTCAGCAAATAATTAAAGATGCTGAAATTTTGTATAACTCAGCAGTAGGCAATAGAAGTAAATTTATAGATGCTTTAACTTTTGGAATTGAATCAGCAAATAAAGATAACCCATTTTTATCAGATTTTAAAGATAAGTCTGCAGATATTATAAATACACAAGATGGTATGGCACTTGAAGTTCAAATTAAAACTGCTGTTTTAGGCGGACAATTAAGTATTCCGGCAGCGATAAAGTTATTAGATATGTTTTCAGGAAAAACCGATAAAGAAGTAGCAATACTTAAATCAATTATAGAAACAACAGTTACATCACAAGATCCGGGCGTATTCCAAAAATTTATGGAAATTATGTCAGGTAAAGACATAAATCCAGAAATAAAGTTAGAAATTTTAACTGATGAAAAAAACTTTGAAGCCAGAGTTAAAGTATTGGATAAATTAAAAGATCTTGATGGAGATGCCATAAATCTTGAAGCATTTGTTGATACAAAAGGAACAGCAGGTTTAGATGAACTTGTAAAAGACTTTGAAGCAGTAGAAAAAATTAAAAGTCCAATAACAGTAGAAACACTTGCTACAATAAAAACAATAACAGATGATCCAACTATAAACATGTCTGGCTTAGTTGATATTTGGAGTAAATATGAAAATGCAACTGATGAAATAAAAAAGACAGTAATACAAGAGTATATTGCTATATTTAAAAGTATTGGTGATAAAGAGGTTGAAGATTTAATTAAAAAAGAACTTGTAGGTAGCCCTGCTTCTCCAGATAGAATAGATGATAGAAAAAGGAACTTAGAGGCAAAGTATTTTACTGTTGATAAAGATGGTAAAAAAGTTCCAAATGCTCCAGCAGTTGCAGGTGCATTACTTGCTCAATCAGGAGTTGGCGCTCTTAATGAAATTCCATTTAAAAGGGACGACGACAATGATGATGGCTCTGTTAAAAAATCAGTTTTTGCAAATATTTTACAAGACCTAAAGCGAACAAGGAATGCAACAATTGATGCTCAAGGTGGAGCTAAAGAACTTATGCGTATTCTTGGTGGGGCAAAAGACCTAAAAGCATTTAATGGTATTGATCAACAACTATCCAAACTTGGCGCTAACTCTGATTTTATTGATTTTGTTGGTGGATTAGAAAATGCTGTTGAACAAAAAATTATTAAGATTAATAAAAAGGGAGTTGTTTCCTACGGAGAATTTGGAAAAGCTGCAAAAAAGGCTTATGACGAAAAACAATTAGGATTATTTAGTGCTCAAAGTGCACAAGTAATTAATGAATCAATTAAGCAAAGAGATGCTTTCATTAAATTAAAGGCTGCTGGAGTTGAAACTGCAGACGCTCAAGAAATGCTTGCTGATTCAATCTTTGCAACTTCTCTTGCTGCACAAAAAAATCCTGTAGAAATCAGAAGAATGATTGCTGAATATAAAAATATGAAACTTGAGGTTCAAAAAACATTAGAAGAAACTGATCCAGAAAAAGCCTTTGATGTTGAAATGGACAAGGCTATGAAATATTATGACTTCCTTGAAAAAGAAGCTCGTGCTGCTGCTAAACCAGAAATTGATAGAATTGAAAAACTTATAGAAGTTAATGATAAATTAATTGAAGGTATGCAACGCACAATTGAAGAAAACTATGATAGGCCAATTGAAAAATTTAATCAAGATTTAGCAATAATGGATAAGGCTGCTCAGGGTATTAACGATAAATATGATGCACAAGAAAAAGCACTCGAAAAAATATCTAAAGTTAATGAAGAAATTTCACAACAAGAACAAGGAAGACTAACTCTTGCAGATGCTTTATCACAAGGAGATATAGCAGCTGCTGCTCGTGCTGCACAAGAAATGAGAGCAGAAGCAGCACAAAACGCAATGGAAAAAAGCTCTGAAGCACTTCAAGCAGCAAGAGAAGCAGAACTTGCAGGTCTAACAGTTGGTGGACTTACAAGAACACAAATTGAAGAAAAAATATATAGCCTTGAACAAGCTAGATTGCCAATTCTTGCTAGCATTAGAGACTTACAAGATAAAAATTATAATCTTAGTAAAAAAGAATTAGAACCAATTACAGAAGCTTTAAGAATAAGAATTGAAAACATTGATACAGCAAGGACAGCATGGGAAAACCAAAAACTTGCAATTCAAAAAGCAGGGTTTGAAGCAGATAAAACTAGTGAAAGATTTAAGATTGCAGAAAGTATAGTTAATACAATTAAAAAACTCTGGGAAGATATTAAAGATAAGAATATAACCTTAACTATTAACACAGTTAATACAACTTCTGGTGGAGGCGGAGGCGGTGGCCAAGGTAGCAAGCGAGCAGAAGAAATAAAGAAAGCAACAGAGGAAGGTATTGCGCTCATGACAGAAGCAGAAATGGTTAGAGCTATGAATACAGGATACCTATCTTTAGGTGGACTAGTTCCTAAATATTTTGCTAAGGGCGGACTCTCAAGGGGAACCGATACAGTTCCAGCCATGTTAACTCCAGGAGAATTTGTAATGAGAAAATCTGCTGTAGATAAATTTGGACCAATGCTTTCAGCAATGAATAGCCCAAGCTTTAAAATGTCAAATTTAGGATCTTATGACAAAGTGTCTTCTGGAATGAATAGTGTAGTAGATAACTCTAGTGCCATGTATAATTATAATATTGGAATTACAGTTCCACAATCAAATGCAAATCCTAACGATATTGCAAATGCAGTTATTGGTCAGATTAAATATATTGATGCACAAAGAATTAGAGGACAGAGATAATGGCTACCGCAGCATACTTAACAGGCAGACGTAGATATCAGCGCCCACAAGCCCTTTTATGGTCTGAGAACCCTGGGACCTTAGCAGATGGAGTTTATTTACCAACAGGCTATGAAATAGGCTCAGAGGTGCCACCAGAGACCGATGAAGCCCTTATAAACCAGTTCCTAGTGCTGTCTGATCATAATCGTGGGGAACTTCAATTTAACCCAACTAGAATAGAGCAGCGTCAAAGAACAATTAATGGCAGGATGAGGTCTTATCATATTGCAGATAAATTAACTATGAATCTATCTTGGAACAACCTACCATCAAGATCATATTATCAAGACCCATCATTTAATGCTTCTGGAGTATCTCCATATAAAGGTGGTAATGGAGAATTTACTTCCGATGGTGGAGCTGGTGGAGTAGAAATATTAGACTGGTATGAAAACCATCCTGGACCATTTTGGATGTATTTAGCTTATGATAAATATTCTAACTTTGGAAAAGACGATGCAGCATATGGACATTTAGCACAATATAATCAAATTATACAAGTTTACTTTGCAGATTTTAGTTATACCGTTACAAAACGTGGTGGGTCTAATCATGATCTTTGGAATATTTCGGTAACTCTGGAAGAGGTCTAGGGTGTTTGTTAGTGAGGCATTAAAGACACATCTAGAAACATCTTCAACCGTAAGGCTAGAATCATTAGTCTTGGCTGAGTGGAATATGAATATGCCAGATAATATTCAAAAACTTGGAAACTATCGATATCGTCCAACTACCCCTGGATCTCAATACCACACATTACCAGATGCGTTTGATTCTTTAGACTCAGGTAACTACTATACTAATGCCACAGATGCAGATATTATAATTGATGGTGGATTTGATAATTTAAATATCCCACAAAAGTTTACTTTAAATAAAGATAAAATGAAAATGATTTATTCACTAGAAGATTGTTTAAAGCCATTTAGACCAAGATCAGGAATTAACAAGCCATTATATTTTAATAATAGATTTCTTGCAAACTCTGGTGCTTCAATGGCACAAAGACCAAGATACTATATGCCTTCAAGATATGATGAGTTTAAGTATTGGACATCATACAGAACTGAAAACAATATTGAACGTGGTATTGCAAAAAATATATCTAATGGATTAAACTATATTGATGATGCTGTTCCATTTGTAGTATATAAGGAAGCGGTTCCAACAAACAGAATTGTTGTAAAAATGCAAACAAATGTGGGAGATGTTGATTTGGGTCCATTTAGAAATTCATCTTCTACTACTATAGATCCGCTTTTTGGAGAAGCCAACAAAACGGTTCCGAAAAGATGGAAAATTCAATATCTTAAAAATAACAACTGGATAGATGCTTATGTTTTTAATGAAAATGATCTTCGTGAATCTGGAGAACCTATAGTTGATAATGACGGGTATTTGGAATTAGAGTATGGATTAATAATCCCAGAAGAATATAAAAACAGTTTTGTCTTTGCAGACAGACTATCTTCAGATTCCCTTTTACCAGAATCAAGCCTAGAGGGATACGCATATCTTGTAATAAACAATAGTGGAAATCGTGGATTATTCTATATATGGAATAATGGAGAATATTCTTCATTTATACCACAATATGGATGGCAGCTAGGATCGGAAGAAGTTGTAAATAATACAAACTTTGTTACTGACCTTACATCTCCAGATTCTTTTAATAACGACATAGATGGTGGAACAACTTACCGTGAATTCTCATATATCTCTGGAATTAGAATTGTAGTAAGCACTATGAATAAGTTTGACTCAACATTTGATTTAATTGAAATGTCACCAAGATTAGCAGTAGATATTTCAGATAAAGTAATAGATTTTAAAATTACAAAGGCGCTTTCTGATATAGGTATAACATCTTTACCAGTTGGACAGCTATTAGCTTCTAATGGACAAATATCTTTGTTTGATGATGACCAAGCTTTTAATGAACAAAACATTAATAGTATTATTTCTAAATATGTAAGAAAAAATATTAAATTTAATTTTTATGAAACAGTTTTAAATGTAGATGGATTTGACTACTATATTCCAATAAAAACTTTATACTCAGAAGGATTTCCACAAGCAGATGTAACTGCTGGAACTCTATCAATTGATTTAAGAGATTTTTTCTTTTTCTTAGAATCTATGCCAGCACCAAGATTACTTACAACACAAAGCTCTTTAAGTTACGCAATTACTACATTACTAGATTACATAGGTTTCAGTAATTATACCTTTAAACGCATTAGTGGAGAATCAGATCCTATTATTCCATACTTTTTTGTTGCTCCAGATCAAAATGTTGCAGAGGTGTTAAGTCAGCTAGCAATAGCTACTCAAACAGCAATGTTTTTTGATGAGTATAATAATTTTGTTGTAATGAGCAAAGATTATCTTATGCCCACAGAAGAACAAAGAATTACAGACTTTGTAATTTCCGGAAACAATAACCAGACAGACACTGGTGTAATAGAAAATTCAACATCTGGAAATCTTCCAAACATTATTTCTATTGCATCTAAAGATAAAAAAATATATAATGATGGAAAAATTAACTATACAACTAGATATATTCAAAGATCTTACGGGTCAATCCGTCAATCAAATTTAGTAGACCAAGAAAAAACATGGATTTATAAACCAGCGCTATTGTGGGAAGTATCTGGAACAGAAAACACAAAAACAATAAATGAGCTTGCCTCAAAGCAGGGTAGCTATGTGTTAGGAGCAATGCCTTTAAACTCTAACCTAACTGACGTAGCTCCTACCGTAGTAAATCATAATGTTATTAATAACATAATTGACCTTGGAGAAAACATTTACTGGCTAACAAGATATCAGGGATACTTATACTCTAATGGAGAAATTATTAGATATGATGCAGCAGAGTTTAATATTACTGGCACTGGAAATGTTTGGATTAGCGATAACCAAGAATACCAAAAGTATTTTTCTTCACTACCATTTAACGGCAAAATATATCCAACAGGATTAATAAGAATTTTTTCTACTCCATATTATGAGGTTATAGATGGAGTTACAAGGTTGCAAAATGGTAATGTAGTTGAGCATGGTCGTAGTCAATTTGGAACACCCATCTCTCTGCATACAGCAGGAATCAATTCATATTGGTCTAACAACGAATATGTTAGGGGATGTGATATGGAATCTAGCTATATGTTTACAACCGTCCTAGACGAAAATGTTACATACCCACCAACATCTTCTGGCGCAGCTGGAATAAATAATGCTCTTGCAAGACAAACTACAAGAAATGGAATTATTAAAAATTTTATGTCAACAAATTATTTAACTGAAACAGCGGTTAATAATTTAAAAAGCACAACATCTGGAACGGTTCAGTCTTCGGCTTTAGTGATGAATGGTCCATCTTTTAAAACAACAGAAACTCCATTAAACTTTGTTTCCTATGTTTATAAAGAACTTGACAATGCATACAAACATTTTGGAACTAGAATGCGTATTGTTGGAAAAATTGAAAATAACATTACAAGAACACAAACACCAATTGGAAGCACAACATATTATCAAACTTCTGGAACTCAAACTGACCAAAGCGTAAATATTGGTGGAGGTTCTGGAGGACTAGCTCTTTTGCTTAATCCAGAAACTAACAATGGATATTATTTTGAAATTATTGCTTTAACAGAAGACAACATTAATTCGTATTTAAAAATTGATAATAAGGGAAATGCAGAAAAATCAATAAACAATATTGTTTTTTATAAAATTAAAAAAGAATCATCTAGTAATAAAGCAATTCCAATAAAGTTATGGGGAGGTCTTTCAAAAATCTTAGTAGATGATGGAAGATTTACAGGTCAGTATAGAATGGCTAGCGAAGAAAATACAACTGTGTATGACTTATCGGTAGAATATCAAGATGTTGGAAAGACTAGAAGGTTTTATTTATATATCAATAACCAATTAATTAAAATTGTTGATGATACAGATCCACTGCCGATATACAACAACATGGCTATATTCACTCGTGGATCCTCAAGATGTATGTTTGAAAATATTTTTGCACTATCCCATAATCCAGCAAATTTATCTTTTGCAACTGGAGAAACGCTAGGATCATCTTTATCCGATGTAGAAGTTAGCGACAGTGAATCTTATAGAAAATATGGAATGAGTGGAATGGTAAAAAGCACATATTTTTCTGGGTTAAGTTCTCAGCAACCACCAAAATACAATATGTATTTTGAAGAGTTTGGATCAATTATGAGAGAGTGTGCATACTTTGATATAAGATATGATAGAGCATACCCAGCACTTTATTCTCAAATTTCTCCTACATTTAATAGAATCAAAGGGTATTCAGTTTCTGGTTTTCAAGCAGATTCTTACGGAGCAGAATTTTTAATATTTAACTCCACAGACAAGGCTCTAAGTTTAGATGAAACCACTGGTAACTATTTAAGAATTCAAGGCATAACATTTACTCAAGATACTACTCATGAGCTAACGGTTGATGATTATTTTAAAAAACGTGGAAATTTGTCAGACCCAGAGTTTAAAGGGGACTCGTTAATATATTCTCCTCTTCTTGAAAAATTAAAATATGATGAAATAAGACAAAGCAGAATGATCTATGGTAAAAATGAATTCTCAATAGAAAGCTTATATATTCAAACAGATGATGACGCAAATGCATTAATGGGTTGGATTATAAACAAATTGATGAAACCTAAAAAGTCAATCGGGATTGACATGTTTGCAATACCAACATTGCAACTTGGAGATATTGTAACTCTTGACTATAAAGATTCTTCTGGTTTAAATCTTATATCTTCTGATACAGATAGATTTGTGGTATATAATATAGAGTATACAAGAAATAATGATGGCCCCAACATGTCAGTGTATTTGAGCGAGGTGTAATATGGATTTTGAATATCTTGATGCATTCGCTAGGCCAAATGCTGCCAAAGGTTATGAAAAACCCCCAGCAGTTGTTAAACAAAATACTAACACTGCACCAGTTCAGAATACTGATTTAACTGAAACAGAAAAAAGAATTTTTGGCATTAGCGGTAGTTCTGCAGTAGACAAGGGCGATACTGGTTTAAAAACAACAACAACAGCTAAAGCATTGGTGGTAGCAAAACAAGAAACGGTAGTAGCTGCAACACCAAACACTGCATCACTACCAGTTGTCACTTTAAGCAAGCCCGCTATTAAAACTGCCCCCATAGACACTATTTTGTTTGATGACAACTCAGTCTCAGTTGACAAAATGTTTAATCTAATTCTTGAAGATATTGGTGGTCAGGAACTAATAAATATTGCAAGAAATGATATAATAAATGGACAGCAGGTTTCTTATCAGCCTATTAAAAATCTTTCATCAATACAGCAACAATACAACCAAAATAATATTTTAGGAATTCAAAATACCTCTGACAAGTATTTTTCTAATTTTTCTATAAAGCTTGAAAATAAAATTCCAAACAACGGCAATGGGCCTAGCGGATCTAACGTATATCTAGAAAATTTAACAGGAAACCTAGTTATAGAAACAGTTAATATGGAAAGTGACGAGCAAATTGAGGTAGAAGTTACAGTAAGTGCTACAATATATGAAGCGGAATTTGGAGATATTGAATCATGATAACTAATACTGGCAAAGCTCTAATAGGAAAATATATGCTTGGTCAGGCACCAGCCTATGCATCATACATTGCTGTAGGTTGTGGCCCAACACCATTAGATATAGCCGATACCGCTGAAGATTTTTCTACCAAAGAATCCTTAGATTTTGAAATGTTTAGGGTTCCAATATCTTCTAGAGGTTTTGTAAATGAAAACGGAATTAATAAAATTGTATTAACTGCAGAACTTCCAACAGAAGAAAGATACGAGATATCTGAGGTTGGAATATTTTCTGCAGGTTCTAATCCATCTGCTGGGGCATATGATAGTAAAAATGTTTTTGCATTTACTAATACGGAAAATTGGCAATATCACACTGAAGCATCAGCCGTAGCAATACCAATTATTTCATCACCATTGGATGATCCAGAAGATGATAATGTAATTGCTACAATAAACCCAGTCTTTCAATCAAATGCAGATAACTCAATTTTCTATAAACCATCTCGTGTAAACAGGTATGAAAGATGTAGATTTTTAAATAATATTATATTTATACAAGGCGATGATTCAAACTTAACAGTAAGTGAAGATAGCGGACCAACAGAAGATCATTTTGTCATTGAGTCTGGATCAAACCACATTCATTTAACTGGAGCTAATGTAGATTTTACAAAAAATTCACCAATTGATGAGTTAAGGTTAGCGTTTTCTGTAATTAATAAAAATGGAGATTCTATATCAATACCAGACACAGTTAGAGTATTGGTTGACTTTGCGTCTACGGATGCTGAGGGTGGAGAATTTGCAAAATTTGAAGTAGAGATTAATCATGGGACATCTGGTAATCCAGAGCTAGTTCAAGATTTTTCTTCTAATCGATATTTTGTAGTATCGAAACAATTACAAGAACTGTATACAAGTCCTAACTTTACTTGGGATGCTGTTACTGTTGTAAAAATATATGCATGTGTGATTGATGGCGGATCTCCATCTGCAGACTATTATGTTGCTCTTGATGCCATGCGTTTAGAAAATGTTGCAACTATTAACCCACTGTATGGATTAACTGGGTATTCTATAATAAAAACAGATGAAGCGGAAACTATTATAAAGTCTCCTAACACAAGCAATTATATTGAGTTTAGATTTTCAATTGGGGTAACATAATGGCCAATGAAGTTATTAAAAAAATTAAACTTAGTCAAGACAACCTTCCAACAATAAATAGTATAACTGGAAAATACGATGTTAGATATAGGGTTGTGTCTGAAGATAAAAACAGAACCTCTCACTGGTCCCCCATAATAAATATTAATCCAAACTATATATATGTTGCAGGAAATATATCTATAGTTTCATCTGGAATAACCACAGTTGCCTGGGATACTGTAACTGTTAAAATAGGCACTAATATTATTGGGCAAGCAAAAGATTATGATGTTTGGGTAAAATGGAGTAAAGCTGCAGGTCTTGGAGATTTTAACTATGTTCAAAGAATCTCTGGTAATTCTATTACTCTTGTTCATCCCACAACATTTTATATTAACGGGGTAGATCAAGAACAAAGTCCAAATAGGGTAACAGTTGAAGTTTATTTAAAGGGTGAACCAATAACAAGAGACTCTGCAAGTTTGTTGGTTTATAGTCCTGCAATGCATACGATCTAATGATATAATGGATATATATGGCTAAAGTTCCGCTACCAGAAAGAGGTCAACCCTTAGATGTTACCTACATCTATCAGTTGGCTGATACTATTAATGACCTGTCTACACAGGTTTCATCTGCAACTTATAAAACTACGTCAATAGATACTGTTAGTGCTGGAAAACAAAACATTAAAACATCTGAGGCAAGACTAATTGGTGGATATATAGAAGTAGCCAATAACTCTACCGTGTCTGCTGGAAACGAAAAAACGTTTTCATATGATTTTGGAAGCGATTTTAGATTTCAGCCTATTGCAACAGCAACAGCAGTAAATACTGGAAATACTCCTGCTGGACAAAATGTTAGCGTTATTTTAAAAACAGTTACAACTTCTCGTGTTGAAGGAGTCGTTAGGTTTGGTGCTTCTGGTGATTTATCCTTGGCAGTAAATTTAATAATTCTTGGTATTCCCAATTAATTAAGGGTGGTTTATGATTTTTTGCAAAAAATGCAAAGGTCGTATGTTTGTTGACAGACAATACACTACGATTGATCACATAGAAATGTTTTGTGTTATCTGTGGGGTAAGAGATTTTTTTCACCCACCATCAGAAAGTGAGCGTGGTAGATGGATACTGCAAAAGGAAAAATTGAGAGCCAGAAATACAATAACGACCCTGTAATAAAAGGAAACCAAAAGATTTGGTTTTTAAACGGGGATTTAGTTAGACTACATCACAGCTCTCGTTCTACTGGAATGGTTACTGTTTATAACATTACTAAAGATAGAATTGAAACATGTTTGCGATCTGACTTTAGGCGTAATAGGCAGAGAGCGTATACTGTTTCTGAAACTTCTAAATTAATTAATCGTCATCGAAAATATATGCCAAGCTTAATTAAACGAGGAGTTATACCACCACCAATAGGGGCAAGTATTAATGGTAAGCGTGGATTTAAAATTAGAGCATATTATTCGGAAGATAGTGTAAGAGAAATAAGATCTATTCTTGCGAGCATACATATTGGGCAGCCAAGAAAAGATAAATTAATAACAAATAACAGCACCCCTACAAATCAAGAGTTGACACGAAGGATGGGTGACGGTATACTTACATATACAAAGACAGAAGATGGACGATACATTCCAGTGTGGAGTGAGAATATCTAAATTTTTGTTTCTATGCTACAATTGTAATAACAAATAAAAGGGTGGATAAAATGGAAAATGATAATACAAAGGTATCTGTAACTCTTGGATATACTCTTAATCTTGGAAACTTTCAATCTTTGCGTTTAGATCTTGGAGTTATCGATTCAAGGCGTGATGGCGAAAACGTAGACCAAGCTTTTGAACGTGTATACAAGTTTGTTGAAGACAAGCTAACCGATAAGATTAATGAAGCAAAAGCTGAAATAGCAGAGTAGTGGCTGAACGCAAAGACCGAATGGCTTTGCTTAGTAGGTTTAATAAACTATATCTACAGCGGTATGAGCAAAAGTCTAACATGAACCTTAATGCTGAACAATGGGCAGCAGATGGACTTGTAGAGTCTTATGGGGTATCAGAATGTTACGATCTTCTTGAATACTATTTTTCTATTGCAAAAGACCCAACATGGAATTATTTTGCCTATAATGCAGAAAAGATCTTAAACGGAAAGCTAGAAATAGAGCAAGATAAAGATGAAAGATTAGAGCGCAGGAATATTGCAAGGAAGTGGTTAAGTGAATAATACAGAGGCTAAGTTAATAACTGCAGTATTAAAAGACAAGCAAATCCATGTTCTCTTGCAGGCTAATGTAGATAACCTACTTAGAACACATAGAGACATCTGGAACTTTATTCGCCTATACTCTGAAAATAATCAATCACTTCCTCCAGTAGATTTAGTTAGAGAAAAGTTTAGAGATTTTGAACCAATCGAAGGGGTTGGTGCTACAAAGCATCATCTTGAAGAATTACAAGTTGAATATTTAAATGACAGCCTAAAGGACATAATTAAAAATGCAGCAGGAGAAGTTCAAGGTGGAAATGGTCCAAAAGCACTTGAAACTTTAATTACAAAAACATCTGAACTTAAAAAGAATACTGCATCTATTAGAGATATTGACGCTACCGATTTAGAATCCGCAGTTGCATATTTTGAAAATGTTCAAAAACAAAATGCATTAGGACAGGTTGGAATTAAAACTAATCTACCAGGATTTGATAATTACCTACCTTCTGGAATTATGCCAGGTCAACTTGGAGTGTTTCTAGCCTACCCTGGCATTGGTAAATCTTGGATGGCCCTATATTTTGCAGTTCAAGCATGGAAGCAGGGAAAGTCACCAATGATTATTTCTTTAGAAATGTCTGAAACAGAAGTTCGTAATCGTATTTTTGCAATTATGGGTGAAGGTCTGTGGTCTCATAGAAAGTTAAGTAAAGGCGAAATAGAAATTGATATGCTAAAAAAGTGGCATAAAAATAAAGTAGAGGGCCGTCCAGAATTTCATATCATATCTAACGATAGTGGTGGTGAAGTAACTCCTTCGGTTATTCGTGGAAAGATTGATCAATATAGACCAGACTTTGTTATAGTGGACTATTTACAATTAATGTCACCAAATCAAAAGTCTGAGAATGAAACGGTAAGAATGAAAAACCTTTCAAGAGAACTAAAGCTAATGTCTATTAGTGAAGAAGTTCCTATTATTGCTATTTCATCTGCTACCCCTGATGATGTAAAAGATTTATCAAGCCCCCCGACACTAGGTCAAACCGCTTGGTCTAGACAGATTGCTTATGATGCTGACTGGGTTATGGCTTTAGGTCGTGCTACCAATAGTGATATTATTGAATGTGTATTTAGAAAAAACCGTAATGGTTTTATGGGAGATTTTTTAGTGCAGGCAGACTTTGATAAAGGATATTATCGTTATAAGGATTACGAAGATGGAAAATAATATTAAACCTAGAATTGATAATGAGTTTATTACTATTTATTCAAACAATATAAATACACAGTATTGGATTGACCTTATTGAAACTGTAAGCAAAGATTCTTATCCACTTCAAAGCATTACAAGAAGGCCTCACCTAACAATGGACCTTCCATTTTGTAATGATAGAAAAGATAGCTATGCTGCTATTGAACTTAGGTGTTTATTTCAAAACATAATGAGTGCTTCCTTATTTAAGTTTATGAAAGATAAGAAGATGAAACATATGGAACCACTTAGGTCAACAATAACTGTATCCAAGCTACTTCCATTTACCCCAATGACGGAACACCAAGATATTACAGATCAAAGAGTAGACAGTTTTGTTGCTATGCTATACGTCAATGATGATTTTGATGGTGGTGAACTTTCTTTGCCAAATTATAAGTATAAATATAAACCAAGGGCTGGGGATATTGCATACTACAAAATGAACGAAATGCATGGAGTTTGTGAAACCACAAATGGTTTAAGGTATACAATTGGTTATGGTATTTTAGGACCATATGCGTAAAAACATTTATACAGAAGAGCAAATACGTAGGGTATTGGCAGGTGCTGGCATTGATGTTGAAGCAGAGTTTGGCAATGATTTTATTATCTATTGCCCATATCATAATAATAGTAGAACCCCTGCTGGAGAAGTTGCAAAAGATAGTGGACTGTTCTTTTGTTTTGGTTGTCAAACTACAAAAAGCCTAGAAGAGTTTGTTATGTTTACTACTGGAAGAACATATTTTGAAACTGCAAGGTATATAAAAAGCAAAGAAACAGAACATAATATAGAAAATATTGTAAACAAAACCCTGTATGCCCCACCAGAATTTATACAATATGATGAGCTTTTAATTAAAAGATTAAATAATCAAGCAACAGAATCTCCAAGAGCCATGAGATATTTTGAAGGTCGTAGAATTACAAAAGATTCTGTGATAAAATTTAATTTGGGTTATTCAGAAAAACAAGATTCTGTTACGATACCAATGCAGTCTCCAGACGGAATGACTATTGGATTTGTTGCAAGAACTGTTGAAGGTAAAGAGTTTAAAAATACTCCAGGATTGCCAAAAAGTAAAATTTTATTTAATTTGCATAGAGTAAAAAGCTCTAGCGTTGTATATGTAGTCGAATCATCATTTGATGCTATTCGATTAGATCAAGTAGGTTTCCCAGCAGTTGCAACTCTGGGTGCTAATGTGTCTGCATCTCAAATCAGACTATTAGAAAAGTATTTCAACAACGTTATACTTGTTGCAGATAATGATGAAGCTGGAAAAATAATGAAGGATAAGTTAATAGAAAAACTTGGATCTCTTATTAGTGTAATCACGATAGATAAAAAATACAAAGACATTGGTGATATGGATGATGAAACAATTAGGAGTTTAGAATTCCAATTTGACAAATCTATATCGTCTATGCTAAACTAATATAAACAACACGAAGGAGAAAACATGAGCGTAGTAAAGGGATTAAAAGCAATCAACGCCCTGCTCGACAAGCCAAAATATGATGAAAACTCACCAAAGGTAAAGTGGCTAAAGCTTGCCGATGGACAATCAGTAAAGATTCGTTTCATAGAAGAGTTAGACGAAGATTCTGCAAATTATAATGCAGAGCGTGGTTTATCACTTGTAGTAAAAGAACACACAAATCCAAAAGACTATAAGCGCAAAGCTGTAGACACAATGGAATCAGAAGGCCGTGACTGGGCAGAAGAAATGCATCGTAAAGATCCAAAGGCTGGCTGGAGAGGTCGCCTACGTTTTTATTGCAATGTTCTAGTTGACGATGGAATTGAAAAGCCATATGTCGCTATCTGGTCAATGGGTATCAGTAAGCAATCATCATTTAATACAATTCGTGAGTATGCACTTGAAACTGGTAGCATCTCAAATGTTGTATGGAAGCTAAAGCGTAATGGTCAGGGAACTGAAACCAATTACACACTAATTCCATCAGCACCCGATACAGAACCATTTAACTGGTCTGGAATCGAACCATTCCCATTGGAACTTGCACTAAAGAAGATTCCATATGCGGAACAAGAAGCGTTCTATTTGGGCTTTGATGGCCCAACTACCACTTCAGCAACAAACGCTGATTGGTAATATGAACTATACTGGCTTACACGTCCATACACACTATTCATTATTTGATGGTGTTGCTACTCCAGAAGAATATATAAACCGAGCAGTTGAACTTGGTATGCCAGCATTGGCTATCACAGATCACGGAACCTTATCTGGGCATCGAGAGCTGTATCGAATTGCAAAAGCAAATGGTGTAAAGCCTATCCTAGGTGTAGAAGGATATTTTTGTGTTGATAGATTTGACAAGAGAGCAAAGGCAGAACGCACTGATCCTCTTGACATGGTTTATTTTCACATTATCCTTCTCGCCAAGGACCAAAAAGGTTTAGAAAATCTTAATAAGATTAATGAAATTGCTTGGACTGAAGGATACTTTAATAAGCCACGCTTTGATTTTGAAACATTAGAAAAGTATAGTGAAGGCATTATTGTTTTATCTGGATGTCTTAGCGGAATAATTGCAAAAGCTATTGAGCATAATGAATATGCCCAAGCCAAAAAACATATTGAATGGTTTAAGAGAGTATTTGTAGATGATTTTTATATGGAACTTATGCCACACAATGGAGCAGAAGTAAATAAACAGCTATCTGATTTAGCAGATGAGTTTAAGGTCCAAGTTGTTGTAACTCCAGACTGCCACCATGTTGATAAATCACAAAAAGAAATTCAAGAGTTTAAGTTGCTTATGAATTCACATGCTAAGGTAGAAAAAACTTCTACATATGAAAAATCAAAAAAGCAAGATGGAATGATGAAGCGTCTTGACTATTTATACGGGGCAGATAGACAGATGTCATTCAATAAGTTTGACATTCATTTATTATCATATGATGAAATGAAATTTGCCATGGAATCCCAGGGTATAACTAGAGAAGATATGTATACAAATACCCTACTAGTAACAGATAAAATTAAAGATTATGACCTTAAAGATGGATTAAACCTGCTCCCAGTTCAATATAAAGACCCAGACAAAGAACTTAAAGCCATTGCTATTGAAGGTTTGAAGCTAAAAGGACTTGATGGTAATCAGGAATATATAGACAGGCTAGATGAAGAACTTGAAATTATTAAAAATAAAAAGTTTGCTTCTTATTTTCTAGTTGTTAGAAGTATGATTAACTGGGCTAAGAAAGAAGGAATTCTTGTAGGACCTGGCCGTGGTTCTTCTGCTGGCTCTTTAGTTTGTTACACACTTGGCATAACTGATATTGATCCAATAAAACATGGACTATTGTTTTTCCGTTTTATTAATCCAGACCGTAATGACTTTCCAGATATCGATACAGATATTCAAGACAACCGTCGTGAAGAAGTTAAGGATTATTTAGTTAGACAATACAGACATGTTGCTTCCATTGCAACATTCTTACAGTTTAGAGGAAAAGGAATTGTTAGAGATATCTCTAGAGTTTTAAATATTCCTTTAGCAGATGTAAACAAAGTTTTAAAGTTAGTAGATACTTGGGATGATTTCTGCACATCAAAATCAACTAGAGAGTTTCGTGAAAAATATCCAGAGGTGGAGATATATGGTGAAAAACTTCGTGGTCGTATTCGTGGCACTGGCATACACGCTGCTGGTGTGGTCACTAGCAAAGATCCGATTTTTAGGTTTGCTCCGATGGAGACAAGATCTTCTCCTGGGTCTGATGAACGCATACCTGTCGTTGGTATTGACATGGAGGAAGCTGAACGGATTGGCCTCATTAAGATTGACGCACTTGGATTAAAAACTTTGTCGGTAATTAAAGATACTATTAATATGGTTAAGGAAAATCACTATGTAGATATAGACTTGCTTTCAATTAATATGGAAGATTCTAATGTCTATCAAATGCTTTCTGATGGATATACTAAGGGTGTATTTCAATGTGAAGCAACACCATACACCAACCTTTTAATTAAAATGGGTGTAAAAAATCTTAATGAACTTGCTGCATCAAATGCATTGGTTCGTCCAGGCGCAATGAATACAATTGGTAAAGACTATATTGCACGTAAACATGGTAAACAAAATGTATCTTATAGTCACCAAATTATGAAACCATTTACACAAGATACTTATGGCTGTGTCCTTTATCAGGAGCAAGTTATGCAAGCATGTGTTCACTTAGGTGGAATGTCTATGTCTGAAGCTGATCAAGTTCGTAAAATTATTGGAAAGAAGAAAGATGCTAAAGAATTTGACATTTTTAAGGATCGTTTTATTAGTGGCGCTTCTGCCTATATTAGTCCTAATGAAGCTTTGGATTTATGGCGTGACTTTGAGGCACATGCGGGATACTCGTTTAACAAGAGCCATGCAGTCGCTTACTCTACTCTCTCGTATTGGACGGCGTGGTTAAAGTTTTATTATCCACTAGAGTTTATGTTTGCCCTTCTTAAAAATGAAAAAGATAAAGACGGTAGAACAGAATATTTAATTGAAGCAAAGCGCATGGGTATTTCAATTAAGCTGCCACATATTAATGATTCAGATGCAGACTTTAAGATTGAGGGCAAAGGAATAAGATTCGGACTAACGGGAATTAAATACATATCTGACAACATTGCATCTAAATATATTGCTGCACGTCCTTTTACTTCCTACAAACAACTTGAAGAGTTTACTTTTACAAAAGGTAATGGCGTTAATAGCAGAGCACTACAAGCCTTAAGGGTTATTGGTGGAGCAACATTTCCAGATAATCCAAGAAATGATTCTGAGATTAAAGAAAATCTATATGAATATTTAAACCTTCCAGAATTTAATATTACAATTCCATCTCACTACTATGCATTTATTAAAGATATTGAAGAGTTTGAAGAAAAGGGATCTTTCATTATTATGGGTATGGTAAAATTAATTAAAAGAGGAACAGGGTGGTCACGAGTTGAAATTTTGGACAAAACTGGCAGTATCGGTATATTTGATGATGAAAATACGACTATTGAGACTGGTCGCACTTACTTGGCTCTTTGTAATGACAACAGGATTGTTTCTGCAATACCTGTTGATGAAATAAAAAATTCTGATAATGCTTTAGTAAAGTTTTTAGGATACAAGCAATTGCCTTACAAAGACGAGGAAATGTTTGTAGTATCTTTTAAGCCTAGAGTTACAAAAGCTGGTAAGAAAATGGCATCTCTAACTCTTGCAGATACAAGTAGGGACTTACATTCTATAACAGTTTTTCCAACAGCCTTCCCAAAAGCATATATGAAAATAGAAGAAGGAAAATCCTATAAGTTTAGTTTTGGAAAAACAAAAGATGGAACAATAACACTGGAGGATATAAATGGTTAGTATGGAAGAAGTTTTAGCAGCTCTTAACCCCAAGTTAAGAAAAAGTATTATGGTTGGAGATTCGGTTCCTCCAATAGAATATGCAAAAACTCCCAGCTTTGGGCTAAATCGTGCCCTTGCTGGAGGATTGCCTTATGGTAGACAAGTTCTTGTTTGGGGCTCCAAATCCTCTGCAAAGTCTTCTCTATGCCTTCAAATGATAGGTCTAGCACAAAAAGAAGGAAAAGTTTGTGCATGGATTGATGCAGAAATGTCTTATGATCCAAAATGGGCAGAGCGCTTAGGGGTTGATTCTTCTCAAATAATATACTCACAGGCTAGGACAATAAATGAAATGGTGGATGTTGGGACCAACCTTATTCATGCTGGGGTTGACATTGTTGTTGTTGATTCAATTACATCTTTACTACCTGCTATTTACTTTGAAAAGGATTCAGATGAACTTAAACAACTTGAAAATACAAAACAAATTGGTGCAGAGTCTCGTGACTTTTCCAATGCTTGGAAAATGATTAACTATGCAAATAATAAAATTAAGCCAACTTTGTTTGTCCTTATTAGTCAAAGTCGTAATAATATTAATGCTATGTATACTAGCCAGCAGCCTACTGGTGGTCAGGCTACTAAGTTCTATTCTTCAACAGTTATTAAGTTATTTTCGTCTGAGTCAGATAACCAAGCAATTAAAGGTAAAATAAAAATTGGTGATAAATTAATTGAAGAAAAAATTGGTAGAAAAATTCGTTGGGAGTTACAGTTTTCTAAAACATCTCCAGGATTTCAATCAGGAGAATACGATTTTTATTTTAGGGGTAACGACATTGGTATTGATTCTATTGGAGATCTTGTGGATACAGCAGAAGCAGCAGGAATTGTTAATAGAACTGGCGCTTGGTATCAGCTAGATGATGGAACAAAAGTTCAGGGTAGAGATGGCTTTGTTTCAAGAGTTAGGGAAGACTTGTCATTACAAGAAGAGCTTAAGAATAAGTTGGCTAATGGCTAAAGAGTTTACAGTATATGAAGGAAAGTTTCCTTGTAAGAAATGTGGAGTTGAAGTAGGCTCTTTGAGATATTGGAGGGAAACTGGTGATACAACTTGGATGTGTCCAGAAAAACATATATCTAAAGTTAACTTACTGCCTCCAACAAAGGAGGATTATGAGCGAAAAAAGCGAAAGTAAAAGAATAGGGGCTAAGCAACATAAAAATTCTGGAAGAAATAATACTAAAGGAGATGCCTCATGGCATAATTTTGTATTAGACTTTAAAGAGTGTTCAAAATCTTTTACCTTGAATCAGGATGTATGGGCTAAGGTAGTAACAGATGCTTTAAAAAAAAGCATGGACCCTGCACTAGTTATTGTTTTAGGCGAGGGCACACAAAAAGTTAGACTTGCTATAATAGAGTTAGACATGTTAGAACAATTAACAGAAAGAGAAAATAATGACAACTGAGGCTCCACAAAAAACAACGTTAGAGATGGTAAATGGTTTAACAGAAATAGCAGACTATATGAAAGACGAAGAGCTTACTACTGCCCTAACCTTTATTGCTAAGGTAATAATTAAGCCTGATATTCCAGCACAAGTAGCAAGCATTGAAATTGTAAGGCTACAAGCAATTGCAGCAAAGATGGCTTTTAAGGCTACATGGATGGCCAATGTAGATAAAAATGATCGTGCAAAGAAAAATATTTATTATACAGCAGCAGAATCTATCAATAACTTGGTGTCAGCACTCAAGTATATAATGCGCTAACCTGCTATACTTATATAAACAAAGGGATAAAATGACTAAAAATTTACTACAGCAGGTTATGTTAAAAGAATCAGAACAAAGACAAACAATGTCTAAACAGAATGAAATTTTTAATGCAGAAGAAATGGTTAAGCAGATCCAGACTGGATATATTGCAGAACGAGGACCAAAGCATACAAAGAAAAAATCTTTTGCTCCATCAACAATTGCCTATCAGCATGGACAATGCCCAAGATATTGGTTTTTAGCATTTAACGGTGCCATCTTTGATGACTATACAGATGCTTACGGCGCTGCTAACATGAGCTCTGGAACTATGGGGCATGAAAGAATTCAAAAAGCAATGCTTGATTCTGGAGTTGGTATTCCATATATTAATGATAAAGGTGAAACAACAACAGAATTTAAAGTAATTTATGATGATCCTCCAATTTTTGGTTACGGCGATGTAATGCTTAACTGGGAAGGCGAAGAAATTCTTGGTGAAATTAAAACAATGATGAATGAGGGATTTGAATACAGAAAAAGAACAAACAAACCTAAGTCTAGTCATTTAATTCAACTACTTATTTATATGAAAATATTTGGAAAATCTAAAGGCGCTCTAGTTTATGAAAATAAAAACACTCATGACCTTATGATTATTCCCATACAGGTTAATGACAATTATCGTCAATGGGTTGATGGTGCATTTAATTGGATGCGTGAAGTCCGTAAAGCTTGGACTAGTCAAACTTTGCCTACCAAAAACTATCGTGGTAATTCAAAAATATGTAAAACATGCCCAGTAAAGGCAGCGTGTGCAGAGGCAGGCACGGGAACAGTAAAGATTGCTTCTCTGGAGGAACTGAGTGAAGCCTTGTAATTACTGCAATGCATACTTTAAACCGAAAGTAAGCTATCAAATATATTGTGGAGAAAATTGTAGGGCTGCTGCCACAAAAGAAAAACTTGCAGAAAAGTATAATGCAAAACGTAGAAAAAGTAGGATTGGGAAGGTAAGAAGGTGTCTTGGTGGATGCAACCAAGACTTATCTATTTATAATGATTCTGGATTTTGTTCTAATTGTAATGTTAGTGAAAAAGAAGTAGCCAAAATGTTAAAAAAACTTAAAGGATTTATTGATTATGAACAAAATAATTAATGCGGGGAGAGCTCATGTTCCTGAGAGAATATGTGCAATAGATGCTAGCACAAATAGCCTTGCCTATGCAACATTTTATGATGGGCAGTTAAAAGAGGTTGGTAAGATTATCTTTGAAGGTAAAGATATATACTCTAAGGTAGGGGACGCAGCAAAAAAAACATCAGCATATTTTCAAAAATATATAAATGTAGATGCTATTGTGATTGAGCATACGGTGTTTATGAATAGCCCTAAAACTGCTGCAGACCTTGCATTAGTCCAAGGCGCACTTTTGGGTGCTGCTGCAATGTCTGGAATAAATATTGTGGGCAAAGTATCTCCGATTACTTGGCAAAATTTTATTGGTAATAAAAAAATATCTAAAGATGAAAAACTTTTTATTAGATCTAAGAATCCAAACAAATCTGAGTCTTGGCATAAAACAAACGAAAGAGAAATCAGAAAACAAAGAACGGTAAACTTTATAAACCTTCAGTATAATAAAACTATTACAGACAATGACGTTGCAGATGCTTGCGGAATCGGGCATTGGGCAATAAAAAATTGGGATAAGGCAGTAGGAAACAATGGATAGAGATAGCTTTATTTTTAAAGAAGAAAAAGAAAATACCATTTTAACTGTAAAAACTTTGTCACCAACAAAGTGGCTTTTAATAGATCGTGAAACTGGACAAATTTATCAAGGAAATCCTGGCGGATTTTGGGATAAACTTAAAACAATAGAAAAGGGTAATCAGTAATGCCAGAGCTAAATGCAAACATACCACCAATAAGTTGCTATGTAAGAGGAAACTACTTACGTAATCATCAAGATAGCCATGACAAATACTTTGAGTGTGTGGTCTTTGGCGTTTCAAGTTTAAAATCTAGAAGCCCATTATTTCATATTATGATGCCAGACGGTGGCCTCTGGTGGAGACTTCCAATTTCTGCTTTTTGCACAGAGCCAGGTGTTCCTGAAGTAGATCTACATAATTTAGTTTTATGGAATTCTTTTAGTCATCACATTGCTGTAACAAGGTTTGAAAATCTAACAAACCTTAGAATGTCTTACATAGATAGAACAAAAACAATGAATAAAGGAACCTATTTGTTTACTCTAGACTGGCATAATCCAGATACAAATGTTTTAGATGACGGATATTCTGAAAGCCCAGCAGACCATAAGTGTGGTCACGTCATACAAAGAGATGATGGAAACTTTGCTATTCAACCTAACAATAGGGTTCGTATATATGAGCCATCTTTTACCCTTGAAAAAGATTACCTAATTGATAGAATAATTAATGAAAAAAAATATGATGTTGAGAATCAAGATAAATGGATCTTAGAAAACTCTAATAGGTTTAATTATGATATTTCTGAAAAAGAAGTTGACAAATAACATTATGGCTGGTAAACTATATACATCAGAGGTTTGGCTACGTAAGAGATATCTTATGGATAAAAAATCTCCTGAAGAAATTGCAAAAGAGTGCGGGGCAAGTATAGAAACTATCTATGTTTATCTTGCAAAATTTGGATTAAGGAAGAGTAGACGATGAATAAAGCACAAAAGATTTTAATTGGTATTGGTATTGCTGGTGCAGTAGGAATAACTTTTGTTCTTACAGCACTAAAAGGTTTGCCAGAAGCTTTTGATTGGGATAATGATGAAGAAAACAAATAGTAGGCTTACAATTACAGTTGATCAAGTTAATCATCCAAGACACTATACAACGGATCCTTCAGGTGTAGAGTGCCTAGAAATTACTCGTCATAGAAATTTTAATATTGGAAATGCTTTTAAATATTTATGGAGAGCAGGCTTAAAGGATGAAGAAAGAACAATTCAAGATCTAGAAAAAGCAATATTTTATATTAAAGATGAGATTAATAGACTAGAGGGTAAGTATGTCAACTGAGTCTGATTTAATAAGCCACCTTGATCAAGTTAATCAAGTTGTTTCTGAATACTTAAAAGGAAATGACCCAACGGTTATTTCTAAAGAACTTGATATTCCAAGAGTTAGAGTAGTAGCACTTATTAATGAGTGGAAGGTTATGGCATCTGCTAATGATGCTATTCGTGCACGAGCTAAAGAAGCATTGGTGGGAGCAGACACACACTATACAAAGTTAATTACAAAGGCATATGAAGTTATGGATGAATCAAGTTTAACCAATAACCTAAGTGCCAAGACTGCATCCATTAAGCTTGTTATGGATATTGAAAAATCTAGAATTGAAATGTTACAAAAAGCTGGACTTCTTGAAAACAAAGAACTTGCAGAAGAAATGGTTGAGATTGAACGTAGACAAGAAGTTTTAATAGGAATACTTCGTGATGTTGCTTCAGAGCATCCAGAAATACGTGATTTAATTATGCAAAGACTTTCATCTATTGCAAAAGAAGGCGAAGTGATTACAATTGTCCACGATGTTCAATGAGTTTCTTGATGTCTTAAAAGAAAATCATTTTGTTGAAACACCAGTAGATGTAAAAACCTTTGTGCAATCTCCAGAGTATTTAGGCCAGCCTATCTTGTCTGACATTCAGTATGAAATTGTAGAAGCTATGAGCCAAATTTATCGTAAGGAAGATCTTATAGATTTAATGGGAGAACAAAAAGGTGTAAATCATTTTAATAAATATACCAAGAATGAACTTATTCTTCAACTTGGCAAGGGTAGTGGAAAAGACTTTATATCAACAGTAGCATGTGCATATGTAGTGTATAAACTTTTATGCCTTAAAGATCCAGCAGTTTATTTTGGTAAGCCACCAGGGGATGCTATTGATATTATTAACGTTGCAGTTAACGCACAACAAGCTAAAAATGTTTTTTTTAAAGGATTTAAAACAAAGGTTGAAAAGTCACCTTGGTTTGCAGGAAAGTATAATCCAAAAGCAGATTCAGTTGAATTTGATAAAGGCATAACCGTTTATTCTGGTCACTCAGAAAGAGAATCTCATGAGGGTTTAAACCTTTTAATGGCAGTTCTTGATGAAATTTCTGGTTTTGCTACAGAGGTTGGAACAGGTAATGAACAAGGTAAAACTGCAGATAATATTTATAAAGCATTTCGTGGAACAGTAGACTCTCGTTTTCCTGACTTAGGCAAAGTAGTTCTTCTTTCATTCCCACGCTATCAAGGTGACTTTATTTCCCAGCGGTATGAATCAGTTATTGCTGAAAAAGAAACTATTGAACGCACCCACACTTTCATAATGAATGAAGATTTACCTCATAGTGATCCAGGAAATCAGTTTGAAATTTCGTGGGACGAGGATACAATTCTCCAATATAAAATACCAAGAGTATTTGCATTCAAAAGACCTACATGGGAAGTAAACCCTACACGTAAAATAGAAGACTTTAAGTTAGCTTTTTATACAGACCTTGGTGATGCAATGATGCGTTTTGCCTGTATGCCAACTTATTCTTCTGATGCATTTTTTAAACAAAAAGATAAACTAGAAAAATGTATGAACTCTAGAAACCCATTAGATTCATTTAGAAGGTTTGATGAAACTTTTAAACCAGATCCAGATAAGGTTTATTATATTCATGCTGACCTTGCCCAAAAGCATGATAAGTGTGCTGTAGCAATTGCCCATGTGGATAAGTGGGTAAGTATTCAAGTAATTAAAGATTATGAACAGGTAGCCCCGATTGTTGTTGTTGATGCCGTTGCATGGTGGGAGCCAAGAGCAGAAGGTCCAGTAAATCTTTCAGAAGTAAAACAATGGATTATGAATTTACGTAGACAGGGTTTTAATCTTGGTATGGTTTCATTTGACCGATGGCAGTCATTTGATATTCAAAATGAATTACAAGCAGTTGGAATAAGAACTGAGACTGTATCTGTTGCTAAAAAACACTATGAAGATTTAGCTATGATGATTTATGAAGAGCGGGTTGCTATTCCTATGATCCCATTACTTCTTGAAGAAATGTCAGAATTAAAAATAATGAAGGGTAACAGGGTTGACCACCCACGCAAAAAATCTAAAGACTTAGCGGATGCAGTATGTGGAGCAGTATTTGGAGCCATCTCCCATACACAAAAGAATACTAATATAGAGATAGATGTCCATACCTGGAGCTCTAGTGCACGACTTGCACAAAAGCAAAGAGATATGGTAGAATTAGATAATCGGGAAATGCCTAACGATGTTAGAGATTTTCTTGATAAACTTAATCTAATATAAAAACTAACAAGGAGAATAATGAATTCATTTAAAAAAATTGCCATTGTCATCGCTGCAGCCCTGACTGGCACCGCTATTGTTGCACTGCCGTCGCAAGCAGCGCCTTCAATTGCATATACAACAATGTATGACACGACAAATGGTGTTCAGGTTCTTAATGGCCTTGCAACAGTAACACTAAATACAGATACAAGCACAGCAACAACTATTGCTGTATCAGGTATTGGCTCTGTTGTCCTTGCACAAGCAGGAACTAATACAACTTTAGCAACTTTGGTTGCTGGATCATGGTATAGAGTTACTACTGATGCAGTTGGCCCAGGAACATCCACATTTATTTTAACAAGTGCTGCTGTAGGAGTTACTACTCTTACTGCAACTCCAGTAGAATCAAATGGAACACAGGGAACCGCAGTAACCAAGACAATTACTTGGACTGCAACTGGCACATTATCAGCATCACCAGCATATACAACTGTATATTCTTCAGCAGGATCTACTGCACCTGATGCTACTACAAATACTGTAGCAATTGTTGCACCAATGACTGCTAATTCTCTTGCTGGTAACATTAAGATAACTCTTAAAGATGGACTAAATAATGCAATTACTAATGGAACAATTACAGCAACTGTAACTGGACCAGGACTTATTGGTATTGGTTCAACACAGGCTGGGGCCACAGTTCAAGGTCGTGCCATTACAGGCACATCAGGACAATATTTTGTAAACGTATTTGGCGATGGAACACCAGGAACATCTACAATTACAATCTGGAGTGGTTCAACACTTCTTGCCACAAAGACATTCACATTTTCTGGAGTTGCTGCTTCATATTCTGCAGTAAAGAAAATTGGAGTTCTTAAGGTTGGATCAAATGCTGCTGCTATTGAAGTTACAGTTAAAGATGCAAACGGAAACTTAGTTGCTGATGGAACAACAGTTCTTGCTACATCAGATACAACTACAATTGCTACAATTGCAGGATCTGCAACTACAGTATCTGGTATTGCAACATTTGCAATTCAAGGAATTTCAACTGGTGTTTCAAAGTTATCATTTAAAAATGATGCTACAACACCAACAGTTTCAGCAACTGCTGATATTAGAGTTGGATCTTCTACAGTCTCTTCTGTAGTCCTTGCATTTGATAAAGTTGCATATGTAAATGGTGAAGTTGTTAAGCTTACTCTTAAAGCATTAGATGCCTCTGGACTTCCAGTTGCTGATGGCACATATACAAATCTTCTTTCTGAAGATTTAATTTCTTCAACACAACTTGGTGGCGCTACTCTTGTAGGCTCAAAGTCTCCAGTTCTTGTTGATGGAACTTCAGCATGGAACGTATATGCTCCTCTTTCTGCTGGACCTTTTGCTGTTACAGGTAAGGTTCTAGCAACATCAGTTGTGCTTGAGGCTAAGGCTTCAGTTGCTGATGCAAATGCTGCATCAATCGCTGCACTTATTGAATCAGTTAATGCTATGAAGGTAAATCTTCAAGTAACAATTGATGCTCTAACTGCAAAACTTGCTGTTTCTGAGGCTAAGGCAAAGTCTGATCGTGCTGCTTATGTAAAGCAGTATAACGCACTTGCTAAAAAGTGGAACAACAAGAATCCACAGGCTAAGGTTAAATTAATTAAGTAATATAGTCTAATAATCAGGGGAGTCAGGAAACTGGCTCCCTTTTTTATTATAAAAATGATATAATAAGACTATTAGTTACCACCAAAAACTAATAGGAGAAAAAATTAAAAACATACTAATCAAAACGGGGTTAGTGGGGTTGCTTTTAACACTTTGGATGATATTCTATCCTGCAGATTATGCACACGCAGATGAAATTAATACAGCACAAATATCTCCTTCTGATCCTACAATAACAGAAAATGCAACAGCCACAATTGAGGTAGCTAATACTGCAATATCTCAGGCTGAAACCTATATAGAAGCTATAGAAGATAACGCAACAGCCATTACAAGCCCTACAGAAGCCATTACAGCCACTATCGCAGAGGCACAGGACTCAATCATACAGGCTCAAGCAGTAGTAGATAGTGCTGCTGTGGCAGTTACCCAAGTTGATTCTGCTATAGTTTTAGTTGAAGAGGCTGAAGAAAATGTAGAAATTGCAGAAGTAGAAGTAGAATTACAGACAGAAGTTGTAGCAATAGCAACCACTAATTTAATTAATGCAGAAAATACTTTGGCTCAACTTGAAAACACTCCCTCCGATTCTACAACTTATACAACAGAGGGCTACGTAGCACCAGTTGCTCCAGAGACACCAACAGTTAATACAACTACCCTTCCTGTTATGTATGATGGCTCAACAAAAATTGAAACCCCATTTGATATTAAAATGGGCGATATCGTATACAACGGTCAAGGTGCAGATAGCCAAATCTATGTAACTTCAAAAGCAACCATTACTTTCGGTATCGGAGATCATATTTGGTGGGATTTCCCTCAAGGAGCACACATTTCTGTTTATGGCTCTGACTTTATGAGTGGTGGTGCGGGAGCTGGTATTACCGTTACGACTACAGAAACAACTTTAGCTGTTGATTGGGATCTTCACAGATTTGGAGATAGCAACGGACCTATTACTAATGTTAATTGGACAATGACTGTCAATCCTGATACTGGTGAATGGACAGGTATAGGAACTGTTTCTGGTAATACTACTAATTTATACAATGGTCCTCGTATTGGTGTTCGTGAAACTGTTGGTCAGCCTGTAGAACAAATGACTAATGTAACTAATGAAAATTTAACGGAACAAATTCAAATTCAAGAAGCAGTAGTTGAAGATAAAACAGAAATTAAAGCTATTGAGGTTTCAATACTTCAAACACTTACACAATTAAAAATAGAGGCAGAAGAAGATCTTGTTGAAGCAGAACAAAATCTTGAAGAGGCACATGAAGTTTTAGAAACAACAATTAATCAAGTAGGTATTGCTATTGCATATATGAATACTAGTGTTAATGAAGCACGATCAGAAGTTAACAGTGCTTTAGAACAGGAAGAAGTTGCAAGGCAAGCGTCATTAGCAGCGGAGGCAGCAGCTCAGGCTGCACAAGCAGCAGCAGCAGAAGCAGAAGCAGCACAAGCAGCAGCAGAACAAGCTGAAGCGGATCGTATAGCTGCAGAAGAAGCTGCAGCACAAGCCGAAGCAGAGGCTGAGCAAGCAGAAGCAGATAGAATTGCTGCAGAAGAAGCAGCAGATCAAGCAGCACAGGAAGCAGCAGAACAAGAAGAGGCTGCAGCACAAGCAGCAGCTGAAGCAGCAGAGGCAGAGGCTGAAGAAGCACGTCAAGCAGAAGAAGATGCTAAGGCAGAAGCAGAAGCAAAAGAAGCAGAAGCAGAGGATGCTAGACAAGCAGAAGAAGACGCAAAAGCTGAAGCAGAAGCAAAAGAACAAGAAGAAGAAGAAGCTAAAGCTATAGAAGAAGAATTAAAAGAAATAGCAGAAGATGCAAAAGATGGAAAAGAATTAACTGAAGAGCAAAAAGAAAAAGTTATTGAGGCATTACTTGAAGACCTTAAGCCTGGAGAATCTATATCAGCAGCAGCAATTCAAGCTTCTGGAGTTTCATATGCAGATCTTCCGCCTTCAACACCAATTGAAGTTCGCACTGATGAAAATGGAAATGCCCTTGTAATAACAGCAGCTGTTGCTGCAAATATTGAATTAGTCCAAGATCCAGGTGCGTTATTAACTGCAGCATTTACAGACCCAGGAGCAGCACTAGCAGCACTAGGAAGTATTGGGGCAGATATGACTGAAGCAGAAAGAGAAGAAGCCACAGATATGGTTGTTGCAACAGTTGTAGCAGCAGGAGCAGCAATTAACGCTGCAGCAGTAGCAGCAGGTGGAGCAACTGGGGGCTCTACTGGAGGAGGTTCTGGTGGAGGCTCAGGCGCTAATTCACCAGGTTCAAGAGGAGGAAGAAAATGGTAAGAGTAATAAAAAATATAATAAAGGACCTAATAGATCAGGCATGGACTCTTCTTGGAATGTTTATTGCCTGGGTAGTATTAGATGGCAGTGCTAAAACCATAGTTGGATATGGAATTGTAGCAACAACAACCCTATGGATTATAACTAGTCCATTTAGAAATAAGGAGGAAGAATAATGGCAACTAAAAAAATAGCAGTAGCCCCTAAAAAAGAGAGTCCACAAAAGGCTCTTCCAAATATTTTGATGCGTATTGTGGCGGTATTTGCAGCATCAGGATTATCAGTCTTAGGAGCAGGAGCAGTAGTAGGAATTGATACAATTCAGGCAGTAATGCTTGCAGGCCTACTAGGAGTAGCAACAGTAGTTGAAAGGCTGGCTAGAGCTTTTTTGGACGATGGCAAGCTTACTATCGCAGAAATAAATGATGCATTTAAGACTGTAGATAAGAAGGCTAATTAGTCATTATTGACTATGTTTGACACCCCCCTTTGGGTAATGCTATACTTGAGTATACGTATCCAAAGGGGTTTTTCATGACTTGCATTGCCGTTGTAAGACAAGATAAAACCATCTATATGGCTGGAGATCGTGGTGCTTCAACAGAAGACTCTATTTCAATATTAAAGGCTCCCAAAGTATTTAAAATAGGATCATATCTTTTTGGATATGCAGGGACAATGGATGGAGAAAGAATCCGTCATAACTTTAAACCACCAATCTTAAAATCTAATATGAATTTAGATAAGTTTATGTATACAGACTTTCTTATTTCTCTTAGAAATTTTTATGAAAATTGGTGGGTAGATATAACTAAAGATTCTGATTTTGGAATGTTGATTGCAGTTAAAGGTAGAATATTTGAGCATAACGCAGTCGATATGTCATTAACAGAATATGAAGACGATTATCTTGCTATGGGTTCGGGGAGTGATTTTGCTCTTGGATCTTTATGGACAACTAAGCATCAAAAAAATGGTAAACGTAGAGCACAGCTAGCGGTTGAAGCAGCAGTAAAGTATTCAACATCCTGTATTGGACCAGTTGACGTAATTAGCATTTAGGGATATACTTAGGTATGGATGAAATTGTAAAAGTTTTTAAAGATGATTCTGAATATGATGAATTTGGAATTTGGCTAAATAATGGAATTGATCGGGGATGGATAACAGAACCATTTTGTAACACACATGATGGAGATCCCTATATGACAGAAGAAGAGCAAAAAGAGTGGGAAGACGGCGGAGATCCTTGCCAAGTAGTTTTTAAGATAAAGGAGTAATAATGGTTTGTAGCTCAATGGCAGAGCAGTCGACTGTTAATCGACAGGTTATAGGTTCGAGTCCTATCAGACCAGCAGATAGGGGTAATCTATAATGACAATGCGTAATTTTGCTAAAAGTTTATTAATTGCTCTTTCTCTTTCTTTAATTCCTGCAGTAGCAATTTCTGCACCAAAGATTAATCCTGGATCTAAATGCAAAGTATTTAAACAAAAAGTTGTTTATTTAAATAAAAACTATACCTGTATCAAGTCAGGCAAAAAATTAATTTGGAGCAAAGGCTTCACGGTTATTAAACCAACTCCAACGCCGACCCCAACGCCGACCCTAACGCTGACTCCAAACCCAGCGGTTAGTGAAAGTTCGGTATATGTAAATTCAGAACTTTGTAAATTGCCCTATACAAATCAAGATACAGACTCCTATCTTGGTTTTCCAAGGAATCAAAGATATATCCCGTCAATTGGTGAAAGAAAATCAATAGTCTTATTCGTTGATTTCGATGACTTGGTAGCAGATAATAAAGCGATAGACACTTGGAAGAATGTTCAAATACCAGTGGCCGAAAAAACGTTTAATGGTTTGAGCTACGGGAAATATAGAATTTCATTCGATGTAAACGAAAAGATTTATAGACTTCCAGGAAGTTACAAGTCCTTTGCTAGAAATGAATATGTAAATGTTGCGGGATCAACTCCTGCTCTCGGTCTTGAATATGGCAGGTTTGTTCAATCAGCAGTAATGATGGCTGATAACGATATTGATTTCAGCAAGTATGACTTTGTAAATGTTGTTACCCCAACCTTCTCTCCAAAGGCTGAGGGCGGAGCGACTGGTGGTGGAGGATTTAATGTAGATGGGAAGACTTCATTCTTAAGCACAGTTGGGCCAATAGGCGAATATATTGACGATCCTTCAAAAGATAATTGGCTGCTTCATGAAGTTGGACATTTGTTGGGACTAACCCACATCTATGACTATTTTCAAAGGAACATAGGAGCCTGGGATCCAATGGGAAATAGTTTTGGTCTTGATGAGTTGCATGGATGGCACAGATGGTATTTGAATTGGATTGAGGATAGCCAAGTTGCCTGCTTAGATGAATCAGCACCAAAAGAAACGGTTCACTTAATCTCCCCACTTACAACTTCAACTAAAGGAACCAAGTCAGTGATTTTGAAATTATCACCAAGCTCTGCACTTGGAATTGAAGTGATGAGAAGTTCACCCGAGAACACATTTCCATCTGCATATGAGGGAGTTGTTGTATACAAAATTGATACTAAGTTGCCTGGTGGGAAAGGTTCA